GTATACTAATGATGCCAGAAGCGTCGGCTTCACCAACCTGAACAAGCCCATTGTTAAAGATCGTATTACCGTCATTGGAATCGAAGCTTGTATGAACCTTTTTGCCAGAATCTATATATGTAGATATAGTAGCTAGTCCATCCGTTTTGGTGTATGCAAATTCAGCTGCATCCTTTAGGCAGTTTAATTCACCGCAAAGTTCTATAGCCGACTTAACATCACCAGCATTCTCAGCTGTTACTCTAATCGAAGCGTCTGCCTTAGATCGTGCATTGATAATCGTTTCTGGTATCTTTGCTTGTCCTTGATTATCAAAATCACTAACCCCTAAAACGCCCCCTGTATTGTCTGACTGCATAATAGATACAGTGTTGATATCTCTGTTGTCGGAACCGCCTTCGTGCGTTTGAATATAAAGACCCGGTGCTACACCACTTGACGTTGAGTAAAACTCTACACCTCTCTTGTGTGCTGTCCCATGATTTAAGTTTATAGATACTGGAACATCCTTATCTGAAGCATTTACTGTAAGCCTTCTCGCGTCAACTGATCGTGATGCGGTAGCTTCAGCTGTACCACGTATATGGAACGTATATGCAGAGTAAAACGATGTGTAATCTCCATCACCTGCACCGTCTAGATTTTTGAAGTCAGGGCCATCAAATCCATCATTTGTAGTAAACACAAGTCTTTGATATGTTGCGTCTTCTACAACATTCATTCCACCGAAACCGACGGAGTTATTGTAGTACAGTCCACCAAAAGCAGCTGAACCATCACTTTGACTAAGATACTTGGCAGCTCTTATGTGTGAATGATCTCCAGATAGTAAAACGTTGTTGTTAGAGGTCCAGTAAGCTTTATCTTCTAGCGTAGCAGTTCCCGGTACTATATTTTGTACGCTAAGTCCACTGGCTGTCATGATCCACTTATAGTCAGCTAATCCTGCGTCACCACTTGTTGGGATAATCAGTCCAGCACCATTTAACTCGCTTTCGTTTAGATATCCGCAAGGATTAACTTCGCCTTCGCAAACGCCGCTTGTTGCAAGATACAATGTCTTACAGTCATATAAGCAGGACGTAACAGCTTTTAATTCGTTGATTATTGCTGTGCCATCGACCGTAAGATCATTCGTGTGTGTATGTCTCCATTTCTGACTAGGGCTACCTAGCGAGTAGACATTATTGGTCATAGGTTTAATGTCGTCAGCATGAGTTTGAACACCGCTAACAATAACTATATCTTTATCTGGATCGTATGAAAATCCGTTGCCCTCCCAGAATGTTACACTTCTCGTGTTTATATCTGAAAATGCGTAATCACTATGACCCAAACTAAACATTGCGTCCTCGGAAGGAGATATTCCACCGCTGACTTGAACTGTTCCATAAGGATGGAATGAGTTGACATTTATACCAAACTGTCTTAGCTGAAAGTCACCGTGGACGAGTGGGGTCAGCCCCTCTCCTTCTGGGTTGTCGCAAACATACTGTTCTGTAACAGGGTGTACACCTATGTATAGCTTTTGGCTTGCTTCTCTGTCGGCATAGTATCCCGCACCATGACCAATGGCAACATTCATATTACCTAATTTATTATAGTATAATGAATAATTGCCAATACCTACATTACCAACACCATTACTATTACCAGCTATAGACTCATATCCAACGGCAACATTGTCTGTACCATAAACATTGCAGTTCAGAGAGAAACAGCCCACAGCTGTATTCTTAGAGCCTTGAAAATTCTGCTTCAGTGCCGCATAGCCAAATGCAGAATTGTCTTCGCTGGTATAACTTTCCTGACCTATTCTGCTTAGTGCGTACTCCCCCGCAATGGTAGTACGTGCTTCTGGCGTGGAAAAGTTAGTCGATACAATCTCTTCTGTAGTAAGAAAGTTTGCCGTAGAGTCTATAACATCAATTAGATTTGATCTAACATCTCTAGGTGTAATTTCCTGAGTTGCATTATCTGCTAAGTCTCGGTTAATGCTTGCTATCAGGTCAGCTTTGGTCTTCTTCATTCTTTAGCCTCCGTTGATAACAAATTAAGAAATACTTATTTCGAGTGATTTAGCATCAAACTTGATATTGTCTCCAGTATAAACGTATCTAGGATTAGTAAGTTCGGCATACATTAAGACGTTTCCTTGACCATACATGTTGGAGTCAATAAATGCTATACCGGACACCCAACCCCAGTCGGACAAGGCAGTACCAAAAATGACTTGATCATTGTTCTTGATGAAGCCGTTACCCTCGTATACCTCAAATGTCGTATCGTTTTCTGCCGCTGCTAGAACTGAATTATTAGCTGGGCCATAAAACGTCGTATTGGGATAGTTGTCGAATACATATTCTACAGCTGTCTGTGGATTGCCATTATCGGCTGCCACAGCTGCTCCCTGATCAAGATACATTGGGTAAAAATGACCACTGTCTTCCGGTACTGAACTCTCATTGTACACCACATAGGGTGTTGTATTGTCTGTGCCAACGTCACCCCATACTGTTGTTCCATCGGCTGCTGGTGAGCCTAGGCTCAATCTTGCGTATCCAGTGCTGACCTGTATCCCACCATTGTCTATGCCTGATGGCATTTCTGGGAGTGAGCTTCCTGTGTCACCTTCTCGTGCTACATCTCCGGTGAGTGCTACTGATACGTTAGAAGGCTTCTGAAAACTGTCGGCACGAAAAATGTGATTGAGGAGCTGTGCCTCAAGATAGTCTGAAAATGCGGCCATTTTTATCTCCATTTGATTCCGGTTTATATACTGGTAGACGTAACCTAATGTGCGGGGGTTGGCCTACAAGTAATTATACACCCTTTTAGGCCATTCCGCCCATATATGCCCTAAAACAACCAAAGGCCGCCTCCCGTTTCCGGGAGACAGCCCTTATTGTGGTTACTAAAGCTAATAGACAGATTAGAATGAGCCGAGGATCACTCGTCGGTTGTCTAGAACGCCAAAGCCAAGCTCCGCCCAGCCATAGAAGCCAGCTCGTTGCTGACGATGGAGTGCTGGGTCTTCGTAGACCTTAAGGTCTTCACGGACTGGCATGACGAACGAGTCGTTAGTTGACTGGTCGATACCAACAACCAACTCACTCTTGCTGTCTGCCAACGAGCCACCAAGATCGTTGAGGAAGAAGTTCTGATACTCCTGACCTTCTCCAAGCTCATCAAGATCATGAAGATTAACACCAAAGATGCGTGTGATGGCTGGGCCACCTTCAGCACTTGTATAAATCTCACGTCGAGTAACTTCGTCAACTTCGGTTTCACCCCAGTTGCGAATGTCTTCGAGAGCTTCTGGAGATACGTAGAGGTCGGTAAGACGTCCACGTCCAGCAGATGCAGAATTTCCACCAGAATTACGACGCATGACAACCTGCATGAGGCTGACAAGACGCTTGCTGAATGAACCTTGAGCAGCATCAGCATCGTAAACGAGGATGTTACGGTCAACGCCAGCGGCGAGGATCGTGTGCCAACCGTCGTCATTCATCTTCTTGGTGAAGCCAGCTTCCATGACTTGCATGGCACGGGCTACAACATCCCATCGTGCGTCTCTTGCGAAACGGAGAAGGTAGTCAACCGAAGAAGCGATTGAGTAAGTTGGGATCATTACGTAGTCACCTTCGACGGCACGTTCTGGTATACGACCGTGACCGGGATTGGTATAAGCAATATGCTCACCTTCGAGGCCGGGACTAATAAGATCAAGTGGGAACTCAGGGCTTGCACCCGGCTCCATTGTTACTTTCTCGAAGATATCTCCAAGAATGTTACCGACGAGTACACCCTTACGAAGCGGCGTCTCTAAAGCACTTGCGAATTCACGCTGTGCTGGGATAGCGATAGATGCGTCTGCATCGCCAGACTGACGAAGAAGGCTGATCATTTCATCGCTAGGACGATTTTCAAGTGACATAATTTATATCTCCTTTTACTTTCTTAATTATGGTAGGTTGACTTCGACTTTGCAGAAACCATCAGCGTCTGCACCAGATACAAAAGTTCCAATCTTTGGACCTTGATCTGTAGCGTCAGTGATATTTCCAGCTACCGTGGTGCTAACGTAAGCACCATTACCTGCGGCGGGCGTTCCGTCAACTGCATCAGTGACGACCCAACCCTTACGGAGAACTGTTACTTTGCCACCCTTTTGAACTTCGTCTTTGTAGAAGTTAAGATGAGTGCGAGTTAAGTCCTTATCGACAACATCATTAAGTAGGATACCTACTGGGACACCGCCAGCTACGTCGTACTTCACAAGGTTAACACCTTGATCCATAGCAGCACCTGTTCCAACGGTATCATGAACAACTACACCACCACGAGTAGCAACGCCTTCATTGTAGAAGAAGCTGATATCGGTCTGTAGCTCGTAACGATCTGATTTAAGAGCCATGTTAAAATCTCCTTTAAGAAATTACTTTGAAAGTACGTTATTGGTTAACCAATCTGAGACAGCTGCACGGGCGAGGTCGAGTTCGCTCTGATCTTCAGAAGCGTCAATCAGAGTTGCCTCTGTTGAAGAAACTTCTTCGAAAAGCTCTTCTTCTGACACTTCTTCAGCTTCAGCTGTGACAGCTTCAGTCTCAGTGTCATCGGATGATTCAGAAACTAGGCTCTCGTCTGCCTTAACTTCTACCGTCTCTTCTTCCTTTACTTCTACTTTAGCAGCGAGTGCGGCTACAATAGTTGCAAAAGTTTCGTCGTCGATGGAAAGAGCGAGGATAGCTTCTGCTTCTTCGCCTGTTACTCCGGCTTCAGCCAAAGTTGCTTTCTTAGCTTCCATCTCTTCTGCTGCCTTGGCGGCTTCTTCTGCTTCAACATAGCCAGCGATTGTAAGCTTTGCAGCTTCCAGTTCGCTAGTCAGTTCTGCAATCTTAGCCTCAAGAGCAACAACTGTTTCGTCTTCTGCTTTAGTCTCGTCGCAATCGCAATCTTTGCTATCGCAACAAGGGTCAGCAGCTTCTGCTTCTGCTTCAGGAGCGGCCTCTTCGGCAGCTTCTTCGGCTTCAGGAGCAGCTTCTTCTGCGGCTTCTTCAGCTGGTGCAGCTTCTTCTGCTGCTGGAGCTGGTTCGACAACAGGTTTTTTCTCTGCTTGTGGTGCAGGATCAGGCTGTACTGCTACAGTTTCTTCAGTTGTCGTAGTTTCTACAACTTCCTCAGAAGCAATAGCCACCTCTTCTGCTTCAGTCTTCAATTCTTCTGACATATTAATATCTCCTTCTGGAAACGATAAACTATGTTGTTTGTGGTCGTCCGTAATTTTATCTTCTGATGAGTCGATGATATAACTTCGTGGATTAGCTGGTTTATTAACTAAGCCTTTACCAGAGAAAGAAATTCCTCGTAAAGAACGTCCAACTTTATACATCTCGTATTCACCAGTACCGCCGTAAGCACGTAAGTGCTTGGTCAAGAAAGCAGAGTCCTCGTTTCTGGCGACGGTAGTATGCTTTCCATCTGGGCTGATTAAAGCATAATCAAACCCAGCGAAAAGGCATTCCATTGAAACAAACCACTTTCCTTGTTCGATTTCGGCAATAATGCTGTTCATACGCATCCTATTCTCAGGATCGGTCCAGCTATTATAAAGTACCGCTTCTGTGATGATGTCGAATTCTGCGGGAGCTTCTTCAGCTACTATTCTGTCACCGTTTCTATCAACAACATAACTGCCTGTAATATGGCCGATGATATCGTTCTCATCGTGCATAAAATTGAATTGTTTATCTTCGGGAGTATTCCTTGCCGCGAAGGTGATCTCTGGACCAAATACATCATCGTTTTTGTTCCAACCGGTTGAGACCAATACTGATTTTATATAGTATAAATCGACCTGTTGCGGATTTGCGTTTGCCGCTACTATTTTGTCGATAACTGGAGACGGGTCGTGGTGGGTAGATACGCAAGCCTGAGTGCAGTATGCAACGGAAGCGGTAGCTTTTACAGCCTCTCCAACACCGTCTAAAATTTCTTGTTTATATACGTTCATTCAGTTAATTACCTCTTATTGTAACCGTTCAATAGGATAATACACTAACTACATATATAACGGTGAATTAGACCATTTTTTGTTGAATATAAACACCAATTACACCCCTACGATAATTGTCTACTGACATATTATCTGGAGATATGTCATTTTGGCGTAGTATATGCCTAAAATCTTGGGGCGTCTTTTGACCAGAACTTAAGATGCTAGCTACGGTCTTTTCGTCGGTTTCGCCTAATGTTTCCAAGTTTGTAAACACATCGAGCTTTAATTGCTGTAATTGCTTGGCTTCTACCTTGGTCAATTGACGTAGATTCTTTTTGCCCTTAGCTCCTAGGAATACCTTATTCATGATATCCGAAGTGTCGTTCCATGCGGCTTCTGACCACATAAGAAGTTCTGCTACTCCGGGCTTAGACTTGGGCTTAGGCTGCCTAGCCTTACGTGGTTTAGTATCTCTTTGGAGTTTAGGACGACCATTGTCATTGGCTGGCTTTTTGTTCTGAGCAGGATTTGCTCCCGGTTCACCTTTAGGTGCTGGAGCGGGTGGCATCTGGCGTGTTTTTGGAACACTAGATTTCATTCCTAAATCCTCGGTTACAACCTTTCCGCCCTGTAGTGCAATCTTCTCAAGCTCTTGCTTATGATTAGCATTATGGTATGGGCTTGCTCTTGGTGGTGTCTTGTCGTCCACTCGTAGTTTCTCCTCGCTGGTAACTCTGATTTCTTCGATTTCTGGGGTCTCGCCGAATCGCTCAAGGAGAGTCTTATGAGAGATAATATCTCTGTCAGCCAACTGAATAAGTAGCTGCTTCTGTGCGTCGTCGTCAGATAGTGACATGGTGTCAAAGTGGATATGAGGCCTATGTCGGAAACCCATAGCCTGACGAACCATCTCAAATTCCTGCTCCCAGAAATGTACGAGCATGTTGCGTCCGTACTGAAGTCTCTCTACTAAGGTCTTCAGGGAGATAAAGTTATTCGTGAAACCACCGCCATTTGATGCCATTCCTGTAAGGGTTGGTGGTACGCCAAGTCCTGCGTAAATACTGTTAAGAACGGCTGAGTATTTCTCTGAGCCTAAAAACTTATATACGTCACTGCTAGATTCTGAGAATGTCAGTTCTGGACCCCAAACGAGTTCCATAGTACCGCCGCCTGCATTACTAGCAAGAATATCACGTAATTTATTAATAGCTGCTTTATTAGGTAATATTTTATGATCTAAACTACCTAATGTCCATAGTCTAATATTTGATATAGCACCATCTAATGCAGACATATCAGCTAATCTCATCTTCTCTAACATTACAATATCATCCAATATTGCGTAGATCATCGGGGCTGCCCATTGTTTCCAGTCATCTTTCTTGTAATGGAATACGCGGACACGCTCTGGGTCGAGAGGTATATGCTTATCTCCGTTAGCTAGACGCTGTTTTACTGCTGGCGGAAGTGCTTCAAGTACATCTGTAGGAAGCTCCCCGTCCTTGAACTTATCTACGAACTTATTTGTCGAGATAGAGTATTCAGGTTTGCCAAGGAACAGTCCAAGCTCTCCCTCCTTTAGCGTCACAGTAAGAGGATTAAAAAACGTGTAACGCCAAGGTATCTGTCTGTCCTTCATGTTGGGTACTTCTACGACTATATCCTGAGAGACTGACTTCATGTATTTTTCCAGCTTCGGGGTCACATCCGCATAGCTGCGGTAGACTACCACGTTACCGGTTTTATATAGATTATTTAGGAATCGCTCAGACCGCTCCTTGCCATTCACGCTCTTAAACCACTGCTTAAAGAACCTGTCTGCACTTTTGTTCTGATGGACTACTTCGATCCCTTGACTTCCGAAGTCTCCCATCAAATCAATTACATTCCGAATGATACCGACCTTATCGTATGCCTGCAAGCACTGCGAGATAGCTTTACGATAATCGCTAGAAGGTCGTTCCGTAGGTCTAAAGGCATAGTAGTCATCCCTGCCAAACTCGGGTCTGACCGAGATATTAGGCTGAGTATTGATAAATGTCTGCTGATATCCAGCTGTCGATTTCTTGACTCCGGTGTAGGCGTCAATGTTGTCTGAATGCTGTTGGATTGCATTCGCTTTACTTTTCTCGTCGCCGTCGTTCCAAGTAGTGAAATCTTCGCTCATATGCCTAAAACCTTCAATTGGATTGTAATCGGATTGATCTAATTATTAATACACGTCTTTCATATGATCCTTGAACCAAGCGGGTCCAGAGTACATATTATCGTCTTTGGGCTTCTGTTTAAACCCTCCGCTGGCAAAACCACCATAGAACTCATAGTCTTCTTGCTCCGGAGTCCTCTGTAGTATTCTAGCCGCCATGTTCGCCATTAACAAGGCGGAATATCTATCTTTTCTCATTTTTGACTTTTTGCCTGTGCCAATGACTAATTCTGGGGTATCCCATCTGTCTCGACCGGATGCGGTCTGCGTCATCTGGATCATTGCCAGTTCATCTTTTAGCTCTTCGATATCCATAACACAGTCTTCTAGTGTGTCTATGATTCTACCTTTACCAGCATCTTGTTCTGCTGATAACCCAAGACTAATAGCGTCGAAGTGTGGAAATATGAGAACTTTGTCTTCAAAGTCTTTTCTCATACCATGATTAGACTCAGCTAGCCAATCGTACTTAGCAAACTGACACATCTCTATAATATGTAGTCCAGCATAGTCGTCGGTATCCTTGTGCTTGTCTTCGTCGATAACTTCCCACAGAGGTTGTTCGCCCTCTTTGATTTTATCAGGATCATGAAGAGATTCCGTAACGGCTATACCACCACCCTGTTTATCGATTGCGATGTGGATGCAGGGGAATAACTTCATCAATTCTCTGATTTTACGACCGCAGTACGCATAGAAGTCAGATTCTGATGCTAAACCGCGTTTTACTCGTTCTTTATGTTCTGATCTGGTAGTTGTCCATACATGTACTATTCTACGATGATCTGGATTTACTTCTAATATTACAATACTAAAATTATCTACTTCAGATGCGGGGTCAATACCAAATATATACTTCTTTTCTGGGTTACCCATTAATTGTGGCTCAAACATGATATCGTTACCACGACCGTCCTTAATAGGGTTCTGATCATTAGTAACGCAGGACTCAATAAGGGATCGCTTGAAAAACCCCTGAGAGTCTCTAGTAAAGCAGGCACCATATTCCATCTGATAGATACCGGCGTGAACCGTAGCCTTAGATCGTGCTACCTGATCAGCATCCATAAATCCCTTTGGAAGAAGCTCGTAAGGTATACGTATAACTGAATACTGAGTCCAGTCAAATGTCTCTGGTGGATCATCTCCACCGAAGATGTCCCGTAATTTCTCTGGTGCCCCTCGGCTGTTTATCATCTGTTTCCACTTTTTCCAGTATGCGGCGAAGTGATTGAAGTCGTAGTACGCCGTTCCTGATAGAACAATCTGATTATCTTTCTTACTTTGATCCTTTTGTCCTTCGGCTGACTCGTAGAGGACTCCCATTTCTTTGGCTTTTGACTCTGCTGCTGCTCGTTTTACATTCTCGATAGGGTCTGAACTAACGGCGGCAAAACCTGCCACAACGTTCTCGAAGATATCTCTAGGTATAGATGCGAATTCGTCAGCGATGATGTCATTAGCACGTTGACCTCGAATCTTCTGACCATCACCAAGGGGGAGGCAGGTAATAGTACTATCGTTTATTCGCATAGTGCATCTATCAACATCTCGTCGTGGTCCGCTATTCGGATCGCATATATCACGCAACATAGGGGAGTTACGCCAGATTGTCTCCATGTACTCAAATAGCACTTTCGACTGTCTAAATGCAGCACCTACCACAACGATCTTTCTCTTGGGTAGTAGCAAAGCACGTAATATAGAATATAGAGATAGAGAGAAGGACTTACCGAAACCTCGACTAGCAATCAACATAGGGAATTTACGTGTCCATATCTCTTGTAATATAAGAGCCTGAGAGGGTAATATATTAATGTTCAATAAATACTTGGTAATAAATGACAAATATTCAGGACTCGTCATAAGATATGCTAGTCTAAGATGGAAATCGTCTTCAGCCCCATGTAATAATGACATAGGGTTAAAGAAGTCGGCGTCTAAATCGTCGAGACCGAGCCAAGCTTCGTCTATTACTTTCAGGTTGTCTTTTTTCTTTCTGGGCATATTACCAACTCTTTACTACTTTGTCAGCGAAACCATAGTATACTGCTTCTTCGGCACCTATATACCAGTCTCCTGACTTGAGTTTACGATATAAGAATGTCTTGATCTTTTCTAGATCAGGATTACGCCCGTATTTCTCTATGAAGTATTTTCCTCGTTTGCATCGATTCGCGTAAACATCTAGCATAACGTCGCAGATTTGCTTCTCGTACTTCATCCAATTTTGTACGTCAAGATATCCACCTCCGGCACCTGACGAGCCGAAGTGAGACATAAAATAGGTGTTCGGCGTCATCCAGCGTTTGTTCGCAGCTTGTAGGATAATACTACTCATTGACTCAGCCTGACCATAAGCTATAATAGTGACTTTAGATTTCGCCATACGTATCGCGTCAAAGATAGCCATTCCATCAGTCCATTCTCCACCTACACTATGCATGTGGATCAAGATTTCTTCGTTGTTTTGAAGCTCTAAAGCCCGAAGGTTCTTAAGAAAATTTACCGACATTCGATACTCGACGCCGGGATTCTCTTCGACATTGCTGTCGTAATAGTTATGTAGAAATATTTCACGCGACTCATTAGAAGCCGAATAGTTGTGAAAATCATGTAGATGTTGATCACTCATCTGTCGTGTCCTCCGGCTTTCCATAGCGTTCGTTAATTCGTTTAAATATACTACTCACAAATAAAAATGCGTTATATCTATCTCCACAGAATACTACATTGATGTCATTATATAGTTGAAATTCCACAAGTTGTTTTAACATATACCTACCCGTAATTTTTACGGCAGCCTTATTCTTAACTGGTATCCTCGTATCCTTCGGGAACTTAATTAGCTCTTCGGCGTTAAATTCACAAATAATAAATTTATGAGGAAATTCAGACATTCGCTCAACTTCTCTAAAAAACCTCGCCTTATCCTGACCCAAATTAAGAGCAAGTTCCTCGACGCACCCTTTTCTTTCTATACAGATTTTATCCTCAAGACCTACTATAGAATAATCTCCAGTGTCAAGCTTACGTTGCTCCATACCTACACAATTACCGAAAGGTCTGAAAAACCAGCCTTCCTGCTCTCGCGTGTCTTTAATTACTTTGTAGTTAGTTTCTTCTTTTTTTGGCATTGATAATCTCCATGAATAATGGTTCGTAATGTAATTCTTGTCCAGAAATAGATTTATGACAATATGAACACAACGTTATTCCATTACTGGGTTCAAATCTTAGCGTGGCGGCATCAGCCCACCTTCTAATATGATGAACATTTAATCTCTTCTTCGATTTGCAATCCGGCATTTGGCAAGTGTGCCTATCCCGTTTTAAGACAGTACGTCTAAACTCGGAGTAGGCCTCGTCACTATAGTCTCTTTTTCGTCTCATTCTGATTTTATACTTGTAATTCTTATAAAACGTCTTAATTTGCGACACAGCAGCATCGCCTCAAGATCGTCTTCTTCTGTCTGTTCCAATATAATATTAATTAAATTATTAAGTACTTTACCTGCTGCCCCATCGGGGTTTTTGTCCTGAACAAATATTGTACAGAACGGTACTTTGTACTTACCTAAATTGTATTTCGCTAAATTTTGTTTTGTAAAATTATTTCCTAGATCAACATTAACTTTGTAATTTATCATCATTAACTCCTAAGCATAAGTTTTACTAAACCTCGTAAGTCTGTCTTAGGTTCCCACCCGAGACAAGCCTTAGCCTTAGAAGCATCACCACGTAAATATTCAACTTCACATGGACGATAAAATTTTGGATCAATATAAACGACCTTGGACCAGTCACCTGTACCAGCCTCCTCGAACGCAAGGTTCAAGAAGTCTGCGATGGTTGCCGTTTTGCCTGTGCATATCACATAGTCGTCTGGATAATCTTCTTGTAGCATCATCCACATCGCCTCTACATAGTCTCCTGCGTATCCCCAGTCACGGAACGCTTCGAGATTTCCGAGACCCAACATGGGATGCGACATGCCAGTTGACATATCTTGGATAATATGTAATTCATCATTGTAAGAAAGTGTATCCTCTTTTATATAATATGTTTGTAGCCATGCCTTG